CACAGATGTTATGTCTGCTGAGGATGCGAAAACTTTACTGGGACTACCACCACAGCAACGCCTTGTTGCTGAAAGAACAGGTATTGTTCCTGATGGTCCTGCAGCCGCTTCGGAGGAAACACCATTTGGTGGCGACGCTCCCGAGCAATCTGGTGCTGACGAACCAGAGGAGTAAACGTGGCTTTGACATTTGGTGGTCGTCGCCGGAAACGTCCCGGCGGTGGTCCTCCTTCTACTCCTTTAACTCCGCTGGAGCAGCGTCTCACCGACCGACTTGTCGCGGTGTTAAATTTGTTGTCACAGAGTCTTAAAGTCAGTGAGTACGAAACTGCTATCAACGAGTTGTCACCCGAATTGTTGGAACAACTTTTGGCTGAAAATAATATTGATCAAATTAGTTCTTTGATTGAAGAAACACTTTCGGGCATTGTGATGTCTGGAGCCTTGAACGAGGCTAAAAACATTATCAGAACATCCCCGAGGATCGGCCAGAATCCATTCAATGCCCTCGAATATGGTGGGCAGGTACTCCCTAGTGGAATCATTTTACCGAGGCCGCTAATCTCGTTACCGCCTGATGTTGAGTTTCTTATCGAAAACCCTGTCGAAAGAATGTTTAAGTTCGTTAACCAAAAGGCAGCGGATTACGCCCGTTTACGCTCAGCACAACTGGTGACCTCCATCTCCGAATCGAACAGGCTTGCGATACGTCAAGTAATCTCGACGGCTTTCACTGGCACTCGCACAGTTGATCAAACTGCTAGGTCTTTACGCGACATTGTTGGGTTGCATCCTCGTTGGGCTCGCGCAGTGGAAACATTTAAGGAAACAAACACGACTCGGCTTATCCGGGACGGAATGAGTACAGAGAGCGCTGCTCTCAAGGCTGAAGAGATGACTCAGAAATATCGGAAGAAACTTATTCGTCGCCGTGCTGAAATGATTGCTCGCACAGAGATACAACAGGCACAGAATTTTGGCAGGGAAGCATCGTGGCAGGCTAGTGATCGCGCTGGTCTCATTGATCCAAGGGCTGAGAAAGAATGGCGCACAGCACCTCGGGGGAGCCGTTACGGGCCACCTTGTGACTTATGCACGGAGTTAAGTGGGAAGCGTGTTCCTTGGAACGGTTCATTCTCGAACGGTTACTCAATGCCACCCGCGCATCCTAATTGTCGTTGCACTGCGGTTCTTGTTCCTCCGACTCGTGGGCTTACTGGTTTACCATCTCAAGATATGGGTTCGTGGATAGATAAGTTGGATCAACTTGAAGCGGAAGAGGTTTAGTTATGGTTGAGATTCTTTTTGCTCCGGGGCTACGACCCGTTCTAAAGCATGGAAGTCATAACCAGCAAAACCATGCAGCAAAAACAGGTAGTGAAGACACAGGTTCAGGTTCTCCAAAATTAACAATTATGGGTAAGAACGATGGCACGAATAAGTTTTTTAATGAAGATACTCGTGTAGTTCGCCATCAGCCAGATGGAAAAGAACCTACGGATTATGTTTTATATGCTCAAAAAAATTTTGTAGTCGCAATAGTTAAACCTAAAGACGGAACGACAATCAACGGATATAGCGAAGGCGGAACAAATAAAGGCGAAATTGGGCATTTAGATATTACTGGCGCTGGAAGTAATCCTTGGCGTAGTTCTGCTAAAAACGATAACAAAGCAACAATTACTGAAGTTGCTGTAGGTAAAGCGCACCAACGCCGAGGCTTGGCTTCAGCAATGCTTCGTTTCCATAGAGATAAATTTCCTGAGTTAGATGTGCAACATTCTGATGCTCAATTACCAGACGGAAAAGCGTGGGCTGAAGTTGCCAAGCATGGAAGTCATGATCAAAAAACTCATGCAGGAAGAATCGGAGTTCACACCGGGCGGCGTACTGATTCTAAAAATCAACAGAAACTTGATCGAAACCTCATTTATGACGCCACAACAATGTCTGCTCTTCCGGCCCCGTTACGGAAAAAGATTGAAGGCTCCCTTGAGGTTTTGGGTGTCACGCAAAAACAGATGGAAGACAATGTGCAAGCGGTGCTTGATAGAGCGAAGGCCGCTAATGATCCACCTGAGGGTAGAGATTGGTACGAACAAGCCAATAATGCAGCGCAGTCAATATCGGATAAGTATGGTTTAAGCAGGACTGAGACGGCGGGCATGATTGCAGCGATGAGTCCGCAGCAACCGTGGGGTGACAATGTTACGGCAGCGGAATATGTGGCAAAATCGTTGTCCGAAAAGCACGCTGTGCAGGTTGACGATTTGATGGGTCAGTCATTGACAAAAGGGGTTGGGCAGCCTGCTAAGCCTGTCACGAAAACAATGTATGAGTGGGCGCAGGCCGAAACTGATGGAGTTACAGGCACCCGCAAAATGGACGGGCAAACGCACAAGATGCCGGATCCCGATGAACTGCGTGGGAAAACTGTTGACCAGTTAGACCCTTATGTAGCGGCAGCGATTATCAAAGCACACGCTCAGATGGGTTATCGGGTCGCTGGGGTTGGAGATAATGTTGATGGTCAGCAATTAAAAACTATTGACGATCTTACGGGTCTCCCGGCTCCCGTGAAATTTACTTGCGGGGTTCACCACATGGGCCGCGCCGTCAGAGTCGCGCAAGGCGAAAGTCCAGATGAGGTTTTGAACGGCCACAAAGTTCGATCCTTCTACAACAACATTTCCGGCGACAAGTCCGTTGGCACTTACTCGGACGATGTCACCGTAGATTCGCATGCTTTTAGTGTGGCGATGGGCGTAAAGTATGGTTCGGGTTCCGTTGAGTACGGATATTTCGCTGGATCTAGTTGGCCTAACCCGGCGTCAACGAAAGAAAACAGGTTACCGCCGTTGCACAGTGCGGTTGGCAGCGCGACGCCCGGAGTTGCTGGATCGTATGCCGCATTCGCTGACGCCTATCGAGAGGTTGGTCGGCGTAACGGTTTGTCGGCTCGCGAGGTGCAATCGATTACTTGGGTTCAGTGGCGGAAAGATAACCCTGATCAAACAAGGGGTGGGCAGATGGCTGCAATGGAGGTAGAAAATGAGTGATGTTCGGATTTCTCCCAATACGGATCCTGATGAACTTGGGGATCTTGTTGACCCGTGGGATGCGTGGCTGAATGGTGATATTGCAACGGAAGACCTCTCCGATGATTTGCAGAAATATGCTTTAGAGTTCACAGATTCCACTTCTATGACTTCGCTTGTTTCTGAGCCTGTTGTTATTAAGTTTCAGGCTGGACTTAAACCGATTTTGAAGCATCTTCCGGGACAACATGATCAGTCTTCTCACGGGGGCGGCGGTGGACAGTTATCACTCCGAGGTGTTGGTGGTGCTGGTGCTTCAGGTGAATTTTCTGAGTGGGGTGATCGGGCTCCTGAGTTGATTGCTGCACGAGGTATTGGTCCTAGTCGAGATGAGTTAGAAGCGGCTATTGCCCGTAAGGTTTCTCGTCAAGAAGTGCGCGAAAGTATCGAATCAACTTTTAGTTACGATATCAAAACTGAAACTGATATTAGAATGCTTAGCAATGCACCGCGTGATATGGATGAAAAACAACGCGCCATCCTAAGAGATGAATTGTACGAACGGGCTGTTGATAGATACGTTGAACAGTACGGGTTTGAGGCGCGAAGGCGTCTAATAGATAGAAATAGTACCGATATAGATCTGTCTTCTATGGAAGATGTTTACAGTGTTACGCATGAAGGTGTGACTCGTAATGGTGTGTCCGTTAGTTTACGTTCTGAAGTTACTTCCGTTGAAAAGTATGGATCAAATTCTTTTGATGTGCAAGGACCGATTATAGATAATAAGACTGGAAGTGGGGTTGGTCGATTTAAAAGAAGTTTTGGTGCTGATGAAAATGGAAACCTGTCAGTCTCACACGAATTCTTAGAGATAAGTGATGACTATCAAGGATCAGGTTTCGCTAAAACATTTAACAGGCAGGCTGAAAATTTCTACATCACCCGTGGTATCAACGATGTTTATGTTCACGCCGCTTTAGATGGTGGCGGTTACGCTTGGGCTTCTGCAGGATTCGATTGGGATCGCGGAAATCTAAATCAATCGGTCAATAACATTTCACGCAGGATGGATACTTACTTAACGGATAAACCTAATATTCCAAGGACGATCAGAGCCGATATTCAATCAACTCAAACAAGGTTGAAGTCACTTCCCGTGGGCAGCCCTAACTATCCGACACCTAAAGAGATCTCTGACCTTGGTCGTATTGAAGGGGTAAATAATTGGCCGGGTAAAGAAATCATGCGTGGATCTAACTGGTACGGCAAGAAAACTTTACGTCCTGAGGGTGCGCGGGTTTCTACGACTCAAGCCGCTAAGGAATCTGAGAGGGCTCAGCAGCGGGAAATTCAACAGGAGCGTAATCGTGAGGCTGCTACGAGAGCGCCCGGTGTAGGACAGTTGACGATGGATAACAATTTTCTGGATGGGGCATTACGGCAGTCTCCTGCTTACCAAACCCCATTAATTGAACCTATCCCCGGTATGGTACAATGATTGTGGGAGGAAAACTATGAACAGAGAACAAGAATTAGCGCGAGTTTCCGACGTCAACGAAAAATGGCTACGGACGTTTAAAGACACACCAAACTTCGATCCAGACAATCCAACACTGGAGCAATCCGATGAAGAGTACCGTTTAACAAAAGAAGAGTTTGGTCAAGTTGGTGTGGGAGAGTTCGCAGAGTCCGTAGCGAAAATGAGTGAAGAAGAATTAGCGGAATTGCGTAAATCGCCAATTTATCAAGATATATAGGTCGTAGGTCTTTAATCCCCTATCCTTGACTCGTAGCACTTCGCAGAAGAGGATGGCATGTGAACAAGACTGATACACGACTAGCAGGTTTGAGCGATGCTCAACTAATTGCTACACACAATGGTCTCGACGATCAGGTATCAGCCGACGCTGCAATCATTGAAGCACACCATTTAGTGGCAATCGAAATGTTGAAAAGAAACATTCCTCACGGTCACATTGATGATGCGTGGGTCGATGCTGTAGTCCTGATTGAAAAAGTTGCAGTCGACAGCCCTGAGGATATTGCTGCACCTGCAGGAATTGAGAAGGCGTGGTCTCAAGCCTTGGTTAAGGGCGGAACTGTTTCTGTTTTGTTGACTACCAATGGTTATGTTTTGAAGGCGGACCCAACGGTATCCGACGTGCATGTCGATGCTGTCATGGGCAGTGGGCGTCGCCGTAAACCTCAGGCCAACATTTTTGATCTGCAAAAAACGATTAAGGAAGAAGACGGGAAATTCACCGTTTACTCGGAGGACGGTGCCCGGAAGTTTGGCACTTATGCGTCTTTAGAAGAGGCTGAGGCCCGTTTGCGGCAGATAGAGCGTTTCTCTAAGGCCGAGGGTTATTCGGTCCCTAGCGGGGTTCAGGAGGCTGCTAAGCGGGCTGTTGCGTGGATTCAAGATGGCAAGGCGGGCGATGGGTTCACTAGCGTCGGTCGTAACAGGGCCAGTCAACTGGCTTCCGGTGGCGTGATTGGTCAGGCGACTCTGGTAAAGATGCGTGCCTATTTTGCACGTCACGGTAAGCAACGCGGGAATCATGATGCTCTGGTCGATGGTGAGCCAACACCGTGGAGGGTGGCGTGGGATGCGTGGGGCGGTGACGCTGGTAGGGCGTGGGTCAACCGTGTTCTAGGTGCCGTGGAGAAGCGTGCTACTCCTGAGCCAATCATTGACTTGCATTTGAATCTTGAGAACCGGCAGCACGCGATTGACGAGTATTTGTACGGACCGATGAATCCTGATGAACCGGGCGACTATTGGGATCGTCTTGGTGAAGTGTGGGGGGTGTCTGGCGATGAGGCTTCGACGACCCGTTGCGGGAATTGTGCGGCTTTCAATGTGAAGTCGGAGATCAAGGATGCAATGGGCGATGCGATTAGCGAGGAGGGCGAGGAGGTAGTTGATCTTGCGGATCTCGGTTACTGCGAGTTGTTGCAGTTCAAGTGCGCTGGCAGTCGCTCGTGTTCCGTCTGGTTGACGGGTGGGCCGATTAGTGACGATTTTGAGGGCAGCGACGACGAAATTGAGTTGCTGGAATCAATGGATGCTGAGGATTTTGCTGAGTTTGCTGCGTATGCTTATTTGGCTGATGAGATGGAAGAAGAATTTGAGAAGCGCGGTAATCCTGAGGCTTTGCGGGACTACTGGCGTAAAGGCGGTAAAGGTAAGATCCCGTGGGGTGCCGGTGGTGATTTCACGGCTTGTGTCGCTGCAGTGGGTAAGTACATGTCGTCGGAGCAGGCTAAGGGCTATTGCGCTATTCGTCATCGTGAGGTCACTGGTATGTGGCCGGGTGATAAGAGGAATCGCACTAAGAAGTCCCGTGAGGCGACAGCGAAGTTCACCCTTCCCGGTGGTGCCACTTACGAATATAGCCTCCCAGTGGACTTCACAGGGGATTTAGAGACCATTTTGAAGCACGGTAGCCATGATCAGAAGGCTCACGCGGGCAAGGGTGGTGCTTCGGGTGATGTTGACCCAGAAATCGCCGCTTCAATTGTTGAACGTGTGCGGGCTAACGGCGGGTTAAGTGTCAACATGGTTGATGGTTCTGAGCCGCCAAGTGGTTACATGGTTGCTCGTGTTGGAGTTAAGGCAGCAATTGTTGATGCCGATGATTTTTATGACACTGAAAAAGGACCGGCTGCATTATCGTCTTTTATGAAGGACAATAAAGCCGAATTATCCGGGGGTGACTACCTCGGGGTATGGCACGATACTGATGGGGGTAAGGTGTACCTCGACGTATCACAAAATGTTGCAAGCCGATCCACTGCTATACGGTTTGGTGAAGAAAGAAATCAACTCAGTATTTGGGATGTAGTAGAGGGAATGGAGATACCAACTGGTGGCACAGGAGAACTTGAAAAAGCAAAAGCCTTTAGAGGCGATCAAGTTGCCGGATCTGTCGAAGATGACGGACGAGGAGATCGACGCTTACGCGAAAGAGATTTGGTTGAACTTCAGCCAGAAATAAATAAGCACCTAAAAGGTAAGCACGATCAGAGCAGTCACTCTCGTGGTGGAGGCAGAAGTGATACCACGGTTCAAAGTGGTGGCGCTGGGGCAGTCGAGTATGGCGGCTATAAATTAAATGCGCCTGACAATCCTGCCGGTGAGACTGCAAAGCGCGGTGCCGATTCTATTGCCGCAGCAAAAAAAGAACGGGCTAAAGTTGCTTCTATTGAGCCAGAGATTACTCGGGACATGATTGATGTGGCGAACGCTAATGGTGCAAAAATGGATGGGCTTGATCAACGTTTAAAATCTGAGAAATCATTGGCCCGGAAAATAGATGATGAAAAAGATTCCGACTTTGATGGTGATGCAACAAAGACCGCTGAAAACATGTCTGACGTTGCTCGTTACACGATGACGTACAAAGACAGTGATTATGTTTCCGGTGCGAATCGAGTGGTTGAGGATTTGCGGGAAAAAGGCTATGAGATGCGTGTTAAAAATTATTGGCAAGATGGTGACCCGTATCAGGGCATCAACATCAGCGCGGTTCATCCAAACGGCACTAAGTTTGAGTTGCAGTTACATACGCCAACGTCTCTTGATTTTAAGGAGCCTACGCACGCAAAGTATGACAAGTATCGTGAGTCAACTAGCCCTCAAGTTCGGTACAAGGAATACACCAGCATGAGGCGTATTGCTCGACAGATTCCAAAACCACCACCTCCTGATGGATTAAGTGCCATTGGTGATGCTAAGTTCCAGCCCTTTACCCCGACGCCTGAGTCAGCCCCTGTCGCCATATGAACATAACCCGGGTTGGTATAATGTCTTTAGAAAGGAATTGACGATGGAAATACGATATTTCGTAATGACAGATAAAGACGATCAACCGTTGACGCTTTTGCGTCTCAGAATTGATGACACAGCCGAAGAGTTGTATGAAGAAGAGTGGAAAAATGATTGGCAAGAATCCAAACGGCTAATGCTGTACATCACTGACGGTGATCCCAGACTGATTGAGATAACAGAGACTGAGGCCCGTGAAACTTTTCCTTCAGCGTTTTCGGAAGCGACACTAATTTCGAAGGCTGTCGATGAACGCATGTTCACCCTTGGTCCTATGTATATTCCAAACGTGATGGATGCTCATAACGAGTGGACGGATCCTGATGAGTTGCAAAAGGCTGTTTGGGATTATGTGCAAAAAGGTGATCGTCGGATTCGTTTGCAGCATGATCGGGATAAGATCGCTGGCGAGTTTGTTGAGATCATGACTTGGCCTTATGAGGTTGAGGTTCCTATGCTGATGAAAAACGCGACCGAGAAAAAACTTAAGTTCCCGGCTAACACTGTTTTTCTTGGGGTTGTTTGGGAGCCGTGGGCATGGAAGATGGTAAAGGACGGTAAACTTAGAGGATATTCGATTGGTGGTCGTGCTGAGAGACTCTTGGCGGATCTTCCTGATGAGGAGTGACAGTGTTTCTTTCTAACGATGACGGCAAGCCTTTAACTATTAAGCCACGGACGGTTGTGAAAGCGTCTTACAAGCAAGGCGATTTTGCTTCGTGGAATAGTAGCGGTGGTATGGCTCGTGGAACTGTTGAACGTATTCTCACTGAAGGCGTGTTGAATATTCCTGATAGCAGTTTCAAGATCAATGCTGAGGAAGATGATCCTGCTGTTTTGTTGCGCGTTTACCGTAAGTTCGGTGATGGTTGGCGTAAGACCCCTACTTTGGTTGGTCACAAGATGAGTACGTTGACAAAGATTGAACCGTTGAAGATCGGTGAATAGTCAAGAAAAAAGGCTCCCTGATGCTTTGAGGGCGTGGATTGAGCAGTTGCTGGAGCCTGAGATCACCCGGTTGTTTGATGTGTTTCCTGATGCTCAGATTGATGTTCGTTTGACGGCTTCCAAGGGAAAGGTTCGCCGTACTCCTTCGATCACGATTAATGGTGGTCCTGTTGAGATGATTGATCCCTAACCCCCCTGCATTACTAAACCCCGGGTATGCTATACTGGGGTTGTAAGGGAAAGGGGAAATCATGACAAAACGAGAAATCCAAATCGACCCAAGTCTTGATCTGCAAACCACCAAAATCAAAGCCCAAAAAATAGCCGCCCGCGCCTTGAAAAAGGGATTGTCCGGGGGCTACACCATCACCACTGAATTGCGTCAAGAAACCAATTCACAAGGTGTCACTTTTGAACAGGCTTACTTGATCATTGAAGGCGAGCCCGCCAAATTCAACGGCTACACTTTCGTTGCAGTAGTTGAATGGGTAGGCGGAAACCCAGTAGTCACTGGAAGCCCCTACTACTCTGGAAAGCCCGTTGACCGTTCCGTCTTGGTTGAGGGTGCCTGCGATGACTGCGGAGTCAACCGCAACCGCAAGGCAGTCGTCATCGTTGAAAACGAAAACGGTGACCGTTTACAGGTTGGCAAGCAATGCCTAAAAGATTACTTAGGCAACTTTTTAAGCGCCTCATGGTTCAACACCGAAGACGTCTTCGAAGAATTCGCAGGCTACAGCGGTAGTGGTAAAGAATTCAAAAACCTGTTGAAAACCTTGGCCGCCGCCTCATCCGTCGTTCGTCAACGTGGATGGGTATCAAAAGCAAACGCCCAGTTAAACGAGAAGGTTTCTACCGCTTCACTGGTCCAACTGGTTTCCTACCCTCGCCCCGGCGGAACTGCCGATGGCAACGAATGGGACGCATTGCGCGACGGTTTCGACGAGGTGGCCGACAATGAGTTTGCAGCCGCCGCACTGCAGTTCGGAAAATCTTTACAGGCCGGAAGCGATTACGTCGACAACCTGCAAGCGGTCATCGCTCAAGATGCTTTCGATTCCAAATTCTTTGGACTTGTCGTCTCTCTGGTGGGCGTGTACCAGAACTCATTGGACAAAAAAGCCGAGGAAGCCGCTGACCCAGTAAGTGAAGAAGAGTTCGGTCAGGTCGGTGAAAAGGTCACAGTCACCTTAAAGGTTGTTTCAGTTCGATCATTCGAGAGCGCTTACGGCGTCAACTTCGTCAACACTTTCACTGGTGAAGGACGCAGGTTCAAGTGGATCACTGGTTACGGTTTTGAGCAAGGACAAACGGTCACTTTGAAGGGCACCATCAAGAAATATGACGAATACAACGGCAAATTGTTCACCGTGTTGACTAGGTGCAAGGAAGTTGCCGCATAAATTGATTTCGGGGTTGGTTGAAACTCCATCCCCCCTCCATGATTGTGCTAATCTACAAGTTATCGAGACCTGCGGGTTGTTGTTTAACGCATAAGGCGTTAAATGATTGCCCGCTCTTTCATGTAGGAGGATCGGTGGGACGACCGGCTCGCAAGATGGTTAACCTTTCCATCGAAGAAACGTCGGGTGTTGATCACCCGGCACACTTGCATGAAGGTTGGCTCGTAATGAAAGCCGCCTCGGAGGACGCAGTTGCAGTTGCACTCGATAGTGCCGCTGTAGAGATCCCGAGTGAAGATACAGATAAGTCCACCGAGGAGGATGTCGTGGAAGAAACCACAATTGAGAAGGCTGAAAAGCCATCTTATGAGGATCTAATGATGGCCCTCAAGAAGGCTGAAGAGCGTCTTGTTGAGATGGAAAAAGAAATGAATGGGATGAAGAAGCCCAAAGAAGCGATGGTAGATGAAGAAGAAGACATGATGAAGTCTGCTCCTGAGTCTGTTCGCAAGGCATTCGAAGATATGCAAAAGGCTGTTGAAGACGCGAAGGCTCAGGCTGACGTCGCTGAAACAGAATTGCGTAAAGAACGTGGCGAGCGTGCCGATGCAGATGCAATCGTCAAAGCCCGTACTTCTTTCGCATCTCTTGGTCTTGATGCCGAGCAGGTTGGCCCAGCATTGCGCCGCCTTGCAGATAATGATTCTGATCTTGCTAAGTCCGTCGAGGATGTTTTGACTGCTGCTAACGCAAAAGTTGAGTCCGCTGACATTTTTAGTGAGATTGGTAAGTCGACTCGTGTAGCGGGTTCGGTTTACGAAAAGGCTGAGGCTATGGCTAAAGCCGCCGTTGTGGACGGGAAGCATTCCACAATCGAGCAGGCGTTGACCGATGTGTTTACTTCGGACAGCGATCTGTACAAGTCATATCTCGCCGAGCAGGGAAAGTGAGTGCCTAAACATGGCCTACGAATTCAGTAATTACGCAGTAAAGGCCACGCTTGTTGCAGGCGCGGATCTTTCTGAGAAGCAATACCATTTCGTTAAGATTGACAATGGCACCGGAAGGGCCGTCATTGTTAGTGGAGCAACTGATCGTCCCGTAGGTGTTCTTCAGAACAATCCTACAAGCGGTCAAGAGGCTGAAGTTTTGATCGTTGGTGGCACGAAAGTTGCTGCTGGTGGAACTGCTTCCGCTGGTCAGGCGCTTTTTGCTAATGCATCTGGACAGGGTGTAACTCTTGCATACGGAACCACTGGTTCTGCTGCATTTTCTGTCGGAACATTTATTACCGCCGGGTCCGCAAGTGCAATTGTGACCGCCGTTATCGACTGCGCTGCTGCAAGTCGCGGACTCTAAGGAGAACTGAAAAATGCCACAACCAACAATCAGCGACGTCCATATTGACGCGATTCTGACGAACATTTCTGTTGCATACATGCAAAAAGCAGAAAACATGATCGCAGATAAGGTCTTTCCGGTCGTCCCAGTTGATAAGAAGTCAAACAAATATTTTACTTATGACAAGAATGACTGGTTCCGTGACGAAGCACAGCGTCGCGCACCGGGCACTGAGTCTGCTGGTGGCGGGTACAACCTGTCCACAACTACCTATTCGGCTGATGTTTTTGCATTCCACAAGGATGTAGACGATCAGACTCTTGCTAACGCTGATACGCCACTTAACCCGTTGCGTGAGGCTGCAGAGTTTGTGACAAGCCGTTTGCTTCTTCGCCGTGAGGTTCAGTTTATTTCTGACTTCATGACGACTGGAGTTTGGGCAACTGACGCCACTGGTGTTAGCGGATCCCCAAGCAGTGGTGAATTCCGTCAGTGGAACGACTACACCAATTCAGATCCGATTGAGGATATTGAAGAAGCAAAAGAGGATATCCTTTCAACCACGGGTTACGAGGCCAATACTCTTGTTCTTGGTTATCAGTCGTTCCGCCAGTTGAAGAACCATCCTGATGTTGTTGACCGCTACAAGTACACAACTTCAAGCGTGATCACTGAGGAAATGTTGGCACGCTTGTTTGGTGTTGATCGTATCCTCGTGGCAAAGTCAGTTCGGGCAACCAACAATGAAGGTCTCACTCCTGCTTACGGATTCAATTTCGGCAAGAGTGCATGTCTCCTCCACGTTGCACCAAATCCCGGTTTGATGACACCTTCCGCTGGTTACATCTTTGCTTGGACCGGCGTTTCGGGTGGGCTTGGTTCCACTATCGGTACTTCACAGTTCCGTATGGAAAGCCTGCGTGCCGCTCGCATTGAGGCTGAGGTTGCCTTCGACAACAAAGTTGTTGCAAGCGATCTTGGTTATTTCTTTGCTAGTTGCGTGGCTTAATTTCATAGCATTACCCTTGGAGGGGGTCGGCGGGTTTGATTCCTGTCGACCCCCTTTATTTTTAGGAGATAGTTTTGACTTGGTCTTATAGCGGGAATCCGGCATCATCGGATAAAGATAAGGTTCGTTTCCTTATTGGTGACACTGACACCACTGATCAGTTGCTCAGTGATGAAGAGATCAATTACACGATTACGGAATCTGGATCCATTTATCAGGCTGCTCACGATAGTGCTTACGCGATTGCTTCTACTTTTGCTCGTATGGCATCTAGTAAGAGTGTTGGAGACTTGTCGCTTTCTTACAATGATAGGGCTACTACTTACTATCAGGTTGCTGATCGCATGTTGCAGTTGCAGGCTAAGCGTCAACCTCCGACGCCTTGGATTAGCCCCGATAATATTATTCGTGCTGCAGAGAAAACTATTCCTCCCGCGAATGGAACCGAGTTTTACACGGGTCAACAGGATTATTTGAGGCCGTAGTCATGGGTATTCCTTCTGAGTTTTTACCAATGATGCGAGAGACCGTGGTATTGAAGGCTAATACAACGATGGATGCATACGGTAAGCAATCTTTTGCTGCTTCGGGTGTTTCTTATAATGCGCGTCTTATTTTTGATGTTCGAATGGTTCGAGATGCTGATGGGCGTGAAGTTGTTCAGGCGGGTAAAGCAATTATTTATGGCGCTGTTGCTTCGTTGAATCCTTCATGGCAAATAACTTTGCCTGATAATACTAATCCAAAAATTACTTTTGTTGACACGATTCAGGATGAGGATGGGGATCATCATTCTGTTGTTGGGTTTGGTCAAGGCTGATGGCTCGCACTGTGCGGTTGCGTAATCTTGATCGGTTGCAGGCAGCGTTTATTACTGCAGGTAAGGATGCTCCTCGTTTTGCGGCTCGTGCTTTGTTGGAGGAGACTCAGGAGGCTTTTATTCTTTCTCAGGAGGTTGTCCCTGTTCGTACTGGGGCTTTAGCAACCTCGGGTATGGTAAATGGTCCTTTTGTTAAGGGCTCAAAAGTGTCAACCAGTATTGAGTATGGTGGGCCCGCTGCAGGTTATGCGATTTTTGTTCATGAGTTGCCTCCTGCTCGTGCTAGTCATGATTACCCTACGCGGTGGAAGTTCCTTGAGAATCCGGTAAGGCTTTACGCTGAGGGCATGGGTGATCGTATGACTACTAGAGTTTTAGACATGATTGCTAAAAGATTCGAGATGAGTTAATGGCTACTATTTTGGAAGCGGTCGGCGATTATTTAGTTTCTCAGGGTCAGGGGACTTTGGGTACTAACTTGTTTTTGACTGTGATGCCGGAGAGTCCTAATGCTTGTGTTGCTGTGTTTGAGAATGCAGGTGGCCGCCCTTCAATGACGATGGGTTCGGCACCGTGGGCTATTGATCGTCCTTTGATCCAAGTGATTTGTCGGGGTAATAAGAGTGATTATCTTTCGGCTCGTGATAAGGCCGAGACAATAAGGGCTTTGTTGGGGGCTATCACTGATCAAACTATTTCTGGTATCAATATTATGCGAATGGAGTCTCAGGGTTCTGTCATCCCTATGGGGGAGGATGAGAATCAACGTCCGATGATATCGATTAATTTCGATTGCATGGTGAGACCGTGACGGATCCTTATGGGAGAAATGTTGTTACAGATGATAGCCCAAGGTGCTGGAGATGCAATAGGGTATTAGCGTTCTTCGTTTCTCGACCGTGGTCCGTCCAGTGCTCACGGTGTAAAGCGGAGAACCGTAGCCAGTAGAGAGGTGCCTCATGGATCTTGACGGTGAGTTAGACGTATTGCTGGCTTCTGAAGTTAAATCTGGAGCAAGTATTTGTACCATGAGTTCTATTTTAAATAGTTTGCCTGAGGATCAGAGAATTAAATTAGAGGCTTTAATTTCTGCTGAGATTGTTCCTGCACCAAAGATCGCTGAAGTTTTAAATAAGTATGGTTTCATAATTAAACATAAGTCTATTTCGAGGCATCGTCGACGTTTCAGGGGCGGTGGATGTTTATGCCCATAGAAAACAACATCATGATCCTTGCTGTAGATGGTCGTATTTGGATTGATAGTTTTTCTTTAATCTCTTACTTGAGAGATGTTGAAATTCAAGCGGACACTCATTTGAAAATTGCTGAAGATAAAGGTGACTACAAAAAGGCTATTGCCGCTTACTCAGTTGGGGATTCAATAAGGCAAATTGCCGATGGCCTTGTCCTGACTTCAATGGTCGCTGATGAAACGATTAGGAGTCGACGTGAGTCTCGAAGATGATTTGAATTCTTTAAGTGATCCGGGTGACAGAAGTAATTATCGTCAGAGCGTGATGGCTAAACATCCGTCTGGGTGGGAGCCGGGTGTTGCATGGAATGGTGACTCTGGCACTTTAACGTCTCAGCCTCTTAATGCTGAGCCGAATGACTGGTCTGAGTTGTTGGCGGTGTGGGATTTGGATCCTGAAGTGTTTGAGGTTGTCGAGCCTGTCCAATATAGGGCTTGGGATGCACCTAACCCTGAGGGTGGTCTTCGTAGACTGTTTTACTACAGGGCGACGATTAGAAGGCGCGTAGAGTCGCGAGCGTCGGTGGCTGAGTTGTTAGCCGTGTTAAAGGAGAAGCGTCCCCGTACAGCCTCTTATGAGGCTTCTGAGGATGGTTTTATGTATGTGGTCCCTGCCGGTGATCTCCAGATAGGCAAGCCTGATGGGGATGGTAGTGAGGGAACTATCCGCAGGTTTGTTGAGAAAACTGATTTGTCAGTAATTCGCTTGAAGGAACTTCGGCGTCTTAAACGCCCGATTTCGGGTGTGATGTTGCCGTGGCTGGGTGATTGTATTGAGGGTTTAGTGAGTCAGGGTGGTGCGTTGGCTGCCGCAGGCCGCCTTGATTTGACTATGAGCGAGCAGTTGAGAGTGTATCGACGCCTCATGCTGTATCAGATTCAGCAGTTCGCTGGTTTGACGGACAGGATTATCGTGCCGGTGGTGCCGGGTAATCATGATGAGGTACAGAAAGCGGGCAAGGTTGTCCGGCGCTTTGATGATTCTTGGGCCATAGAAGGGGCTGTAGCGGTCGCTGACGCCCTAAAACTGAGTAGTCAATACGATCATATATCTTTTGTTTTCCCCGGCGTAGATGAGTTAACAATCACTTTGGACGTTGCCGGTACTCCTGTAGGTTTCGCTCACGGGCATCAGTTCGGCAGGGATCCCATGAAATGGTGGGCTGGTCAGGCTCACGGAATGCAAGACATCGGTTCAGCGACTCTCCTGTTAGGTGCCCACCTGCACCATTTAAGGATTGAACAGGGTGGCGCTAAGACGTTTATCCAGATCCCCGCTATGGATGGTGGTTCAACGTGGTGGCGTCACAAGACAGGTCAGGATGCTCCTGCCGCTATGGTCTCAATGCTGATCGGTCACGGCGGATGGACTGACTTGGCTATTATGTAATACGGAATAATTCATATTAAAGGGAGGGGCTTGGCATGACTAGTGAAGAGCACGCCGATGATGTGCAAGCGACTGTAGAATCCTTAAGGTCAAGAATTTTGGGTATAGGGGCTGATCAATATGATGATGGTTCTGGTGTTCAGCGTTTTGAGACTAAGACGCTGGAACATATTCGTGGAGATGCTATTGAGGAAATTGATGACTTGATCGTTTACCTGTGTCAGATACGAATGCGCCTCTTATCACTTTTGTTGTAAGGCGTAAAAACAAACTCCCTGCCTTCCCTTAAATTGCCTTAGACTAAGGATGTAGTAGATCGTGCCCCTAGTGGGTCCAATCCGTCACTACGTCGTGATCCGAGTGATCCGTGAGGCGGTGCGGATTCGCGCTGCCATCAGGAGGATAAGTGCCTTATCAGGTGCTCACCGGATTGTCATACCCGCCGGACAAGCGTGCCGAGGTCGGGGACATCGTTGACGATCTTCCATCAAAGTCAATTCAATGGCTAATAAACAGTGGTCATGTTGAAAAAGTGACAGGAAATACTTTTAATCCCACACCTGCTTCGATAGCCTCGCCGGAGCCTGAAACTATTGAGAAAGACGGTGAGTAGTCATGCCATTTCGTCACGGTAAATCCACGGGTGTCTTCTATAACGGAGCAGACCTGTCGTCCTATTTTAATGAAGCATCCGTTTCCGAAGATGTTGAAACCGCTGAAGTAACTACTTTTGGTAGTGATTCAAAAAGTTATATTGTCGGGTTAGCCGATGGAACTATCAGTGCCGCTGGAATGTTTGATGGTAATGAAGGCGCTGTAGACCAAATTTTGTCATCCACTCTTGGCAACGATTCTGCGGATACTGTTACGGTGGCTCCCGATGGTGTCACTTTTGGGCGCAGGTCTTTTTCTGCGGCGGCCATCGAAACATCATATGAAATTTCATCACCTGTATCTGACGTTGTTTCTGCGAACCTTGAAATTCAAGCGACGCAAGGAATCGATTCAGGTGTTCTTCTCGCAGGTCGAGTTACGGTTAGCGGTTCCGCTTCTGGTTTCAGCGCTACTCTCGATCAAGGAGCATCCTCCACAAACGGGGGAATAGGTTACTTGCACGTCACCTCAAACACCAGAGATGGTGCTTCGACGTTCAAGGTGCAGGATTCCGCTGACGGTGTCACGTTTGTTGATCGCATAACATTCGCCAGCGTCTCGGCTTCTGCAACTGTCGGCAGCAAAGTTGCCGTCACGGGTTCGGTCGATCGTTATGTCCGAGCCTTGCATGACCCCGGAGTATTTACCGGGTCCGTCACATACACACTGGCGTTTGCCCGTAAATAAGGAGTAAAAAAAAATGGCATTTATTCATGGTAAGAAGTCACTGTTCAAGATTGACAACAGCGCCGGAGCACTCATTGACATTTCTGCTTTCTGCGAAGAAGTCAGCCTGTCACGAGATATCGAAACCGCTGAAGTCACCACTTTTGGTAGTGGCACAAAGGCATACATCACGGGACTTTCTGACGGTACTGTCAGTATTTCAGGTAAGTTCGATTCAGTTAACGCTTCAGCAGTGGATCCAGTTTTGACGGGGATCCTTGGTCAAGATGCGACTGTTTCATGGGCATACCGTGTCAACAGTGCTTCAGTGAGTTCCACCAATCCTGAGTACCAAGGTGAAGCAATCCTCACTTCGTATGAGGTTTCCGGTGCTGTCGGAGATGCCGTGACTTTCTCGGCTGAACTGCAATGCACAGGTGCTATCACTCGGGCCACTGCTTAATCTAAGATAGACAGGAAGTCCTAATCGTGGGTCAAGCACCCCCTATGGAAAAGAGAAAAAAAGTGTCCCTACGCGAAAAGATCCTTGCAGCAGATGACATTGCATCAGAGATGGTTGAAGTTCCCGAGTGGGATGTCACCGTTGAGGTGCGAGGAATGAACGGTGCAGATCGTTCACGCATTCTGGAAACTGCTGCATCAAGTGAGGATGGCAAGATTGGTATCGGCACTATGTACGTCGAGACCGTGATTGCCAGCACCTACGACCCAGAAACGGGTCTGCGGGTATTTACCGACGCTGATCGTGATGATCTTATGTCCAAGAGTGCTTCTGCTATTGATCGTCTCGCGACGATTGGTATGCGGTTGTCTGCGATGGATGGTAAGGCGGCTGATGACGCGAAGGTCACGTTTCCTGAAAAACCCGCATCGTAGGTTCCTGTTCGAATTAGCAGAAAAGTTAGGTCGAACAGTAGGTGAATTGCTTTATGGGTCAACTTCTCATAGGCCGATCACTTCGTCCGAGTTGACGCAGTGGTCGGCTCTGTGGGAATTGAGGGCTTACGAAATGGAGCAAGCGTCCAAGAAACGTAGATAGGTTGGAGGTGTCGGCATGGCTGTTGTTAGCACTGTTGAGGCGCGATATGTAGCCGACACTTCCGCCTATGTCCGTGGTTTGCAACAGGCAACTCAAGCAACCAACAAGTTGGCTAATGCCATACCAATGGTTGAAATTGCTAACCGCAGTGCAACAGTTTCTGGTTTAGCACTTGGTGCCGCAGTCGGTACATTAGGTGCTCAGGTTTTCGCAAAGGCAACTGGCGCGGTAATGAAATACGCGCAACAAGGTATTGCTGCGGCTAAACAGTACGAGCAAACTGTTATTTCCATTGAAGGTATTTTTGCTGGTACTGGAATGGAAATAGAAGAGGCTGCTGCCAAAACCCAGACTTATCTTGGTGAGTTGCGTGACTTTGCGGCGAGGACTCCGTTCGAGTTACCTCAAACTCTTGACGCGGTCAAGCGTCTTCTCTCTATTGGTTACGCGGCTGATGATGTCAAAGATCGAATGTTGCCTGCCATCGGTGACATCGTTTCCGCATTAGGTCAGCCACCTGCTGCGATTAGTGCCATTGTTTATGCCTTTGGTCAGATGAAGTCTGCCGGTCGTGTCATGTCACAAGACTTAATGCAGATCGGTAATGCTCTTCCGGGCTTCAATGCCAAGATGGCTCTTGCTACCGAGTTGTTCGATGGCGACATGATGGCCTTAACCAAGGCGACAGAATCAGGTTCTTTGGATTCCGTCAAGGCTATTGACACACTCATTACTGCCATGACTAAATTTGGTGGTGCCGCTGGGGCAATGGATAGGCAATCCAAAACACTCGCCGGAACATTGTCTACTTTCAACGACACGGTAAACAATGCTCTTATTGATGGTTTGATGCCGAGTCTTCCTGTTCTCAGCGACACTTTAAATCAAGTTATGCCTGCTGTCGAGGCATTGGCGACATCGTTTGCTCAGGCTCTTGGTCCCGCTTTGATTGATGGTGCCGATGTTTTGGGTCAGTTGGCTCCTACGTTATCGGCTTTACTTCCTCCTGTTATTGATTTGGCTTCGCAACTTCTTGTTTTTAGTGATGTTATTGTCGCGCTTTCTCCTGTATTAGAATTGATGGCTGACAGTATGGGTGCTGTTGCTAATGTTTTGAAAATGCTTCCTGACCCTATTTTTGCTGGCATTGCAGCGCTCATCGTTTTCCGAATGGCGATGAAGAAACTACAAATCGATAGCACTGTTGCTGCTACTGGTGTGCTCGGTGCTTTCTTGCGAATGAAAGCGTCTGCCATAAGCACCAGTATTGAAATTCGTTCTGCTTTCGCTTTTGCCGGTCTTTCTTTGAAGGCTTTTAGTATGGCTGGAATGACGATGGCTGCCACTTTCCGCGCCGCAATGGTTTCAATAAAAATTGCGGCAAGAAGCATGATGGCTTCGCTTGGCCCTGTTGGTATAGCAATTGCTATAGCAACTGTTGCAATGGAATTCTTTATGAATTCGTCTAAAGACACTACTCACATTGTGGATGCTTTAAAAGATAGTGTTGATGAAACAACCGATTCTTTCGGTAGGTTGTCTGCTTCTGTTGCTGCTGAGAATTTCCGTGCAGACTTGTCGCCTGAGGGTTTGAAGGATCTTTCAGAGGCAGGGATTTCTGTTGCAGAAATTTCTTCTGCTGCACTTGCAGGGGGTGATGCTGCAGAACAAATGAAAGTAAAACTTTACGAGTTGAGTCTTACAAAAGCGGCCCTTGTCGGTTTCGCGGATACTTTCATGGATGTTGCAACTTCCGCTGTTACGGCGCAAAAACAAATTGCCGTTGAAACTGCTGCCACTGCTGATGCTGCTGTAGTTGCCGCCGAAATGCATGCGCGTGCAGGTGAATTAACACAGCACACAAACAAGGTTACTGCTCAAGAAACAGTTAATGCTCGAAACAAAATGACGGCTGCAGAGAGGGCTGCCGCAGATTTTGTTGTTAAGGCAGAGGCCGCAATGGAGCGGGCTCGTCTAAAAGGTAAAGGCGCTATTGAGGCTGTCAATTCTGCTTTACAAAATCTTAGTAAGGCTTTGGAGTCTGAAGCAACTTACGACAATGCGCGTAAGGGTATTAATGATTTAAATAAAGAATTGGCTGAAGGCAAGAAAAATATCAAAGGTTATTCTGACGAGGCTATGACTAATCGTGCCGCTATTCGTGATGCGGCACAAGGTTACATTGAATACGCGAACAATCTTACAGATCCTATTGAAAAACAAAAGGCTTTAGAAGAGGGACAAGAAAAAATTCGTAAATCCTTGAAGAAGGCTGGGATTAAGGCTAAAGATACCGACATTTTTCAAATTTTTAAAGAACAGACTGAGCAATCAGGTAAGACTGTTGATGAGTTTGCTGGTCAAAGATTAGCCGCTTTAAGTTATGGTAATCAAGTTGGTGTCAATTTCATTGACGGAATAATTAAAGAATTAGAAGCCGGTAAAAAAGAAATTGAAACCACTGCTACCGAAGTTGGTGCAACACTTCCTGCAGCGGCTAATGCTGCGATTGATGCTTCGTCACCTTCAAAAGAAGCAATGAAGGTCGCCAAAAACTTTATTGACGGTTTAACTATTGGTTTAAATAACGGTAAGAAGAGTGCTGGGGGTGCTGCGGCAACTGTTGGATCTTCTCTGCTGTCTGGTATTAAAACAGCGCTGACAAGTGGTAGCGATATTTCTAGTGTTCTTTCAAACGTGTTTGGTTCAATGCCTTCTATGCCTACCCCACTGGAATCGGCTTTGGGTAAAGATGGTGCCGAGAAGTTTTTGAAGAAGCATGAAAAAGAATTACTTGTTTTGCAAAAGGCTTTCGCTGATGTTGATGTGATTGTAAATACTATTCGTAGTGCTAACAGTGCTCTTTCTGAGGTTGGTGCGGCTTCCAAGCAAATATCTGGAACTTACAAAGATGGGATTGTTTCTGCACCTTCAGCAATCATGAATGCTCTCGGTGGTGAGGGTGATCTTTCTTCCGCTATTTCTATGTTGGATCAGTTGGCGGCTTCAGCAAATACCGCTCTGGATGCTTTGATTTCTATTTCTTCTGGTAAGGAAAGGAAACAACTCAGGGGTAGAAAGAATGATCTTAGAGGTTATTTAGATGGTATGAGGGATGAGATTGCGGGTTACATGATTCGCCGTGATCAGATTACTTCTGAACTAAGTGCTTTAGAAGATACTTACAGTAAAAAACTTGATGAAATAAACGAGCATTACGATGGTCTTGATAAGGCTGCAGGTATTGCTGTCTCAGGTATTGAGAGTAAATTTAATGGAATTATCCCCGGTCTTAAGTCAGCATTAGATGCTGCGAATCAAGCATTTGATAAAGAGAATGCTGTTCTTGAAAAATTGATTAGTGAGCGTGACGGTTTCCTTAAGCGTGTGGGAGATGGTTTAAAATCTTTCGCAAATGATTTGAGTAGTACAAATAAATCTGTCCGTACAATCGTCAAGAACATTGGTAACGGGATAACGATCACAACGCAGGAAGAGGTTGTAGAACCGGGTTCTTTCCGTGCTTCTCTTGAGAGTCGTCTGGCAACTGTTAGAGAATTTACTTCTAACATACAGAATCTTTTGGCTCGCGGTTTGGATCCTTCACTGGTTCAGGATTTCATTTCGGCAGGTGTTGGTTCGGCTGGTGGGACGGTTGCTGCTCTGGCTGCTGGTTCGTCTGAGGATCTTGCTGCGATAAATGCTTTGCAGTCTAGTTTGGCTTCTGAGATTTCATCGTTCCAGCAGTCTACTTCGGCACAGTATTTTGATTTGGGTATTGCTCAACAGGAGGCTGTTGTTGGGCCTTTGCGTGCGGCTGCTGCTAACGCTCAGGCCGCGTTGGCTTTGGCTGAGGAAGCAAGAACCACTGAATTAAATGCTGCTCTGGCTCATCAGCAAAAATTGAAGGATGATCGTGATAAGGCTATAGCAGATGAGAATGCTGCCTACAAGACTCAAAGGGACGTTTTGACGGCTGAGGCTGTTCTCATTGATGCTGAATTAAGTAAGCGTGCCGCTGCCGTTCAAAAGTATTTCACTGACTTGATGGATCCTGTCACTGGTGTTCCAGCGGACATGTTCAAGTTAGGTAAGCAAGCGGTCAACGGAATCATCAACGGTATGAAGGATAGAGAGAAAGCCTTAATAGCCTACGCTACTGAATTAGGTAACGTCATTAGAAATACTTTAAGGGATTCCTTGCAGGTTTCTAGCCCCTCGAAGGTTACTCGTACCATTGGTGAACAGATTGCTCAGGGTCTTGTTGATGGGATGAGGGCGAGTGAGGATTCTGTTGCTAGGGCTGCAGATAGTCTTGCGAATCAAGTCATGTTGCCTTTGGAGACACCGAATTTTTCTGGTGTTTCGGCTGCCCCATCAGTAAGTGTGAATGGTGGACCCAGTGCCGGTTTCCGGGCAAGCGTTGTAAACAATTACACGGTGAACGTGCAATCACTGGCTGGAGATAAACGCCAGATTGGCCGTGAAGTTGTTGAGGCTATTAAAGCATTTGAGAAGTCTTCTGGTCCTGTGTATCAGCAGGTGAGTGTGTAATGGCTGGTTTTGATCCACGCACCTTTTATGAAGGCACACAACTTTATGAGTCCGGCGGCTTGTATGACGGTTGGGATTATCGGGGTGAGAATCCGGGACCGTGGTATGTGGAGTTGGGTGCGGATTTGTCTGCTAATGGTATTGGTGATTGGTTTACTTTAGATGATCCTGTTAAGGGTGAATTGAATAACATAGTTTATTTGTTGACGGGTGATTTGTTTGTTGATATTACTCGTTACGTTCGTAGTTTAAGTGTGAAGCGTGGAAGGTCACGTTTTCTGGAGAAGTTTATTACGGGGGCGTGTGAGATCGTTCTTGATAACAGGAACAGATTGTTTGATCCTACTTTGACAGGTGCTCCTTTTACTGGACAAATTATTCCCCGTAAACCTTTAAGAATTTTTTATGATACGTTCCCTGTTTTTACGGGTAACGTGCAGGACTGGGATTTTGATTACTCTGTTAAGGACGCTACTGCTACCGTCAAATGTTTGGATGCTTTTTCTACTTTGGCTACGCAAACGGTTCCTGCTCAAACTATGACTACTCAGTTGACTGGTGCAAGAGTGAATTATGTTTTAGATCAGGTTGGTTTCCCTGCGGAATTGCGTAGCGTTGAGTCGGGTACGGCTTCTGTTGCGGCAGATACTGTGGGAGACAGTGTTAATGCTTTAGCCTATTTGCAAAAAATAGAGGTAAGTCAAAACGGTTTATTTTTTATGTCTGCTGATGGTTTGATCACGTTTGAGGATTCTTTCACTGGAACACCAACCCCGGTTGAGGTTGGTGATGGGGGTGTGCCTATTAGCGATTTAGATGTGGTTTTTGGGGCTGAAGAATTAACTAACAGGGTCACAGTAAATTATTATTCTGGATCTGTTCAAACTTCTCTGATCATTGATTCTACGCCTAGTCAAGATAAATATGGCTTGTTTGATACCTCAGTGGACACATTATTGAGTGGTTCTGTTTCGGCAAGTGCCTTGGGTGTTCTTCTCGTGAATCGGTATGAAGAACCTCAGTATAGGATTGATTCAGCGGTTTTTAATGTTGCGGGTTTGGATACTTCTGGGCAAAACCAAATTCTGTCGCTGGAGTTAGGTGATCAAATTTTATTAAAGTTTCGCCCTTTAGGTGTTGGTGAGACTATTGAACGTAATGTTCTCGTGGATGCGATTGACCATTCTGCGGCACCTAAGACGCACACGGTATCGTTGGCTTTGACTGACCTCGGGATTTAATGATGATAGATTGGAGTTGGAGTGCCTAACTTTACGGCAAATACTACGTTGTCTGCTGCCGCTTTAAACACGGCTTTTAATCAGGCAGATGTAAACGTACAAACATCAACCACTTATACGCTTTTGTTGGCGGATCAAGGGAAACTAATTTCTTTGGATAATGCAAGCGCGGTGACTTTAAGTATTCCTCTTAACTCTTCAGCCGCTTTTCCAACTAATACGGTGATTGGATTGCTGAATAAGGGTGCTGGATTAGTAACTGTTACTCCTATATCCGGGGTTACTTTGAATCCTGCCGTGAGGGTTCTTGCACAGAATGAAGCGGCATCTTTAATCAAAACTGACACGAATACTTGGTATTTTGTTCAAGGTGGTGGCCTCCCAAAAGCAATAGTCTCGTCTAGCACAGCCGCTTCAGTTACAGCGGTGACGGTAGGCGGGCTGCCCGCGAAGGTTTACAAGTTTACTGGTACAGGTTCAATCACTTTATCAAAGGCTGGTCTTGTGGATGTGATTGCTCAAGGGCCGGGTGGTATAGGTTCATTCGGTTCCGGTGGTGCCGGGGGTTTTATCGAGAAATCAAACGTGTTTGTTGCTGCTGGTTCTAACGCTGTTTACATTGGTGCGGGTGGAAGCGTTTCGCTGGCTCAAGGGACTGCGGAGTCATCGCACTTTAATGGAATTGCTGCAACGGGTGGAGGATCTGGGGCGCAATACACGGACAGGCAACCGTCAGGTGGGGCTTGCGGTGGAGGCTCTGGCCCATTCGCTTCCGCTAACTCGGGCGTAGGCGCAAGGTTCCAAGGTCTTATTGTTGTTTCGGCTGGCGTGACTCGCGGCGGTAACGGTGCAGGCGTGAACGGTGGCGGGGGTGGTGGCGTGAACGGTGACGGTTCTGGCGGTACGGGCGGCGCTGGCACTACCCCGGACGCGACTTGGGGTTCACCCGGAACTTTAGGTCGTGGTGGAGGTGGTGCTTCTATGACGGCTAATACTGGTAACGGTGGCAACTTGGGTGCAAATGGTAATAGCGGAATAATTTTGATAAGGGTGATGGACTAATGGCTCATTTTGCAAAAGTTATTGACGGAATCGTTGAGTCGGTTATTGCGCTCGATAACAAAGACTGCGGGGGTGGGGACTTCCCTGATTCTGAGCCTATCGGCAACGAGTTTCTTAACGATAACGGGTTTACTGGCGAGTGGTTGCAATGCTCGTATTCAAACTCTTTTAGATATTGGATGCCTGCCCCCGGCTACACATGGAACGGTGAAGCCTTTGTTTGCCAATCACCGGGCAACGGTTGGACTCTTGACGAGGAAACGTGGCAGTGGGTTTCTGGTTCAGGCTCTCGGATACCAAGTTAAGGACGGTACAATTACATTATGGCTTCTACATATCCCGGCACGGTTGATAACCTAACTAATCCAACAGCGGTCGATCCGTTATCTAGTCCTGCTCATGCGGGGCAACACACTAACGCTAATGATGCGATTGAGGCCATAGAAACAACTCTTGGGGTGAATCCTCAAGGGGCTTATGCAACTGTCGCTGCTCGCATGGCGGTCGTTGATAGTGCTGCCGCTTCAGCCGCCGTATCCGCTTCTGCCGCTGCCGTTTCTGCTTCAGCCGCTTTAGTCAGCCAACTGGATGCGGCACAGTCATCTAGTGACGCTCAGGAATGGGCAATCAAACTTGTTGATCCGGTGTCGGGTTCGGATTATTCAGCAAAATTTAACGCTAACCTTGCGGCTACTTCGGCTTCTCTCGCGGCTAGTCTTTACGATCAATTTGATGACAGGTTCTTGGGAGCAAAATCGGTGCCTCCCACCGTCGACAACGACGGAGATCCTCTGGTTGCTGGGCAATTGTATTTTGACACCGTTTATGTCGCTATGAAAGTTTACACGGGTTCAGCGTGGATAGATGCCGCTACTTCTCTTTACTCGTGGACTGGTCCGGTGACTATTGCTGCTTCTGGTTCCGTTACTGCGTTGCGTGTAACGCAAACGGGTACGGGTGATGCTCTGCTTATTGAGGATTCGGCTAACCCTGATGCGACACCGTTTGTGGTGGATGCAAGCGGCAATGTTGGTATTGGTGAGAGTAGTCCTTCAGAGAAATTTCAAGTTTCAGGAAATATTAAAACTACAGCAGATGTGAATTCAGTAATGTTGGTCGGTAGGTATAGCGCAGGAGTTCCCGGCTCATACATTGATGCGTACTCACCATCAACGTATTTGGCTTTCCAAGTTCAAGCCTCAGAACGTATGCGTATCACTTCCGCTGGCAATGTTGGTCTGGGCGTACAAGCGCCAACACAAACGATTCACGCTTACACGGCTGTGACAGGCGGCTCCCCCGCCGCTTCAGGATCGGGAAATGATCCGAACGCTACTGCTCGTTTCCAAATGTCGAGCGTTGCGCTAGATGTTGGCACGACTGCTGCTGGTGGGGCATGGCTTCAATCCAGACAGTTCAATAACTACGCCACCAATTTCCCTCTGCTTCTAAATCCGAATGGCGGCAATGTCGGTGTAGGTACAACGACACCGGGTTACAAATTGGATGTTAACGGTACAGTTAATGCGTCAGCCGTGTTTGTTAATGGCGCTCCTGTTAGTGCCGGTGGTGGCGCTGGTTTGCAGGATGTTTTCTTTTTAATGGGCGCTTGACAATTACTAACTGAAAGGCTCAAAATGGCAACGGCATACAAATATTCACAGGTACAAGGAACAGCAAGCACTGGCACTTACGCCACGTTGTACACCACCCCTGTAGCAACTCAAGCAGTGATCTCTTCACTCGTTATGACCAACCAGTCTTCGTCTGCGGTTACGGTACGGATTGGTATGGACACTACGGCTGGTACACCGGGTGCTAGTGAGTTCCTTGTGTATGACGCTGCTATCGCTGGTAACGATACGGTTGCACTTACACTGGGTATTACTATGCCTGCAAGCAATTTTATTCGTGTGGCCTCGTCAGCAAGTACTTGTAACTTTACTGCGTTCCTATCAGAGATTTCGTAACTATGGCAATAAACAGTTTCAAGAGGGCAGGTTTAGCAAACACTAATACTGCTCAAATAATAAACGCAAACTTTTCTGACACTGCTACTGGAACTTATACCGATACTTACAATTACAAGTATTTGACTTTTAATGCTTCTGGTACTTTAACGGTAACAACTGCCGGTAACGCGGATCTACTCGTAATAGCGGGAGGTGGGGGTGGAAACAGCAACGGTAACTTTACTTCCGGTAGTGGTGGTGGAGGTGGATACGTTGAACAAACAATTTATTTGACCGTGGGAACTTGGACGGTAACCGTTGGTGGTGGAGGTTCTTCCGGTTCTGCTGGTACTGATTCTTTATTTGTTGCTGGTACGACTGGGCTTCGTCCGGGTATAGTGGCACGAGGTGGTGGACAAGGTGGAACAGGCGACAGTGGCGGTGGTGGGGGTAATGGTGGAACCGGCGCTTCAGGTGGTGGAGCGGGTTACGCGGCTGCAAGCGGAGGAACCGCACTTTATTCTGGTTCTCAAGGATTTAATGGTGGCGCTGTATCTGGATCTAATCGTGGCGCTGGTGGTGGCGCTGGTGGCGCTGCTTCCGGTGCTACTGCCGGTGTAGGTAAAGCATCTTCAATAACAGGCACAGCGGTAACTCGTGCTGCTGGTGGCCCCAGTTCTGGTGCAGGAACCGCTAATACTGGAAATGGCGCTGGTGCTGGTACAAATGCTGGTGGTTCTGGCATAGTAATCGTTCGAGTGAGGACAAACTAATGACTATTACTAAACTTTCAACTGCTCTCGGTGCAGGGTCAGCAATCCCAACAGCGGGTCGTTTCGCACAAATTAGTAGCGGTGGAACTGTTACGAGTTATACGGATTCTGGTATCACCTATGAAGTGAGGACGTTTACTTCTAGTGGTTCGCTGGTGGTGTCTTCTTCCGGTGTCGTTGATGTTTTGGTTGTTGCCGCAGGCGCAGGCGGCGGTGGTGGCGCTCGTGGTGGTGGAGGTGGTGCGGGTCAAGCCTTAGTTTTTAACAGTTTGTTTTTGACGGCTGCAACTCACACTGTAACGATTGGCGCTGGTGGAACTGGTGGAAGTTCAAACAACGTTGGACTTTCCGGGTCGGGTTCTCGTTTAGGTTCTTTAGAATCTTGCGGTGGTGGTGGTGGTGGTTCTAATTACGTGACAGCAGGCACCATCTCTGCAATGGTTACAAAGGGCAGGGATGGCGGTAACGGTGGCGGTGGCGGTGGTGATGCTTCTTCAGCCGGTGGCCTAGCGTTAGTTACTTCAGGTTTTGCTGGTGGAACTGCGGCTAACCCTCAAGGTTCCGGCGGTGGCGGTGGCGGAGCAGGCGCTGTTGGTAGCGCCGGTTCAGGAACAGCCGGTGGTGCTGGCGGCGCTGGGATTTCCTCGTCCATAACTGGTTCTTCAGTTAGTTATGCCGGTGGAGGTGGTGGCGCGGGTGTTACGACAACTGGTTCTGCTGGCGCTGGCGGGGCTGGTGGCGGTGGTGCTGGAAATATAACTAGCAGCGGAACGGCGGGGTCGGCCAATTTTGGAGGTGGTGGCGGTGGTGCTGTTGCCACTGGTGGAGCCGGTGGCTCTGGTGTTGTGATCGTCCGAACAATTACTGCCGGTTCAGCAGCGGGTGTAAATGCTACTGGTGGAACGGTTACGACTTACACGGGTGATGGTACGAATGGTGTGAACGGTCAGTTGTATCGTGTTCAT